TCTTGTTATGCAGCGTCGAGTTCAATCGAAACAACTGCTGGCCCTTCGACTCTTGTTGCACCAATACTCAGCGTCGAATATACTTGAGTACTGTGAAGGAATGTCGGGAGGACGTCTACTTGAACAGACGGTTCCTCGGCGACAGCCAAAACGACGGCATCCTGCGCGAAAGCGTAACTCCTGATAGCCGCTGTGTCCGTACCTGTTGCAAGCCTCGTTGACTTGATGAACTTGAAGCCCATAAACGTATCAACGTAACCCTGAGCCAAAGCCTTGACGGTGTTATAGTCAGCAGACTTGACTTCTGTGGTATTCAGAAGCTGGTTCATGTTGTGAGGATTCGTCAGGAAATACCTTTGACGACTTTCGTCGATCTCGGCGTTGTCCAGAAGTTCCTTACAAGTCAGGAGCTTGGCGATAGTAAGAGCTGTTTCAACGGCATCGGCGTGAACTCCGCCAGCCGCAACAATCGTACCGTCCGAGTCTATCAGACGGCATTCGTCAACAGCCCCAACAAGGATAGTAGTCCCGCCTTCGTGACCACCGTAGACCGGGCCTCCGAGAGCGGTGATAATCACATCGTCAATCGCTCTGTTAAGCGAGGCAACCTGGTTTTGAATATATACCGACTGAGGGTCGATAAGCATTTTCAGCCTATCGGGTTTGTCGATTAGGTCTGCCGGAACGACGTAATCGGCCATTGTTAGTTTACGTCTTGAGTGGTCGGCGTCCGAAATCGGCGTTGCACCGTGCCTCGCTCCTCGGAGTTGGGCGTCTTTCGGGCCTATCCTCTCGACGTACATTGTATCGCCTACAACGTCTTCAGGGCGGCAGCACATCCGTAACTTCGCAACCTTTTGCTGCGATAGCGACAGAATAGCTCCTTTGACCTGATCGACAAAGGCGATTGGGATTTGTGCACTCATTGAATAACCTTTCCATATAAACTTTTACGTTCTCGGAAAGGTTATCCTTGCGGGGCTTTCCTGCATTGCGCTGGTCGCGGGCGGGTTACCGCCATCTTCCGGGGCCTTGCGGGTTGTCCGTATTATGCTTTATCTTTGAACATTTGCTCCGTTAATCTACTTATCTGGTCAATTATGGGCTGACGTACTGATTTGTCCTTACTCATATACCGAGGGTCTGCCCTCAGTTTGGCTATCTGGGTCTGCAAGTCGCTCGGAGTAGGAACGCTCGAACTCTCAAATGGCGTGTTCTCGGTGAACTTGCCGCCAAGATTAGATACGAGCTTTAGTAAGTCGGGGTCTTTGTTGGCTTTAGCAAGAAGTCTCTGTTCAAGACCTTCATCGCCATTTGACCCTGCGTGAATAGCAACATTGCCCCGATGAACATTCTGGTCGAAAGCGCGTCCCCATTCCTTATGTATAGCATCCCAGACGGCAATTCCTTCCTGCTCTTCCTTCTGGGCCATGTCTTGAATAGCCTCGATAGTCTTTTCGTTATTGTAAGCTGTTAAAGCATCGCTTTGTTTCTTACTGAGGCCGATTTTGTGAAACAATTCCTGAAAGCCTTCCACTATTTCTTTCGGCATCAGTTCTTCGGGGATTTCGTCGGGTCGCTTAATATTGTAATCACCGGCAGTATCAGGTCTTCCGCCTGCCTTGTGAAACTCGCCCCAATCCTGCTCTGAGAAGTTCTCGTTCGGTCGGGGCATCTTGTCCAAGGGAACCTGTTTCCTGACCTGTACGTAGCTCCTGGCCATGTCCCACGGGTTCTTGAGCCTTGGCAGGGTCTTGTCCTCCCGAAGCTCCTCATAGCCATCTGGGGCCATTGTATGCCAGTTCTCTACGAACGTACCATCTGCGTTAAATGGACTCGCCGGGGCTGCCGGTACTGCCGGTGGGTCGGCGGCTGGCGGGTCTGCTGGCGGGTCATCAAGAAACCGCAAACTATACGGATTTCCAAATGACCAACAACTCCTAATCCGATTCGACGGTTGTTCCATCATGGAGGCGTCACTTTTAATCATTCTTGGTTCCTTTAATATTCTTCGTAATATTCAACTTTGTCTTTGTTGATATGGACTCCCTTGCCATCGGACTTTATCCAATGTGTCCATATACTGTCACCCTTCCATTGCCCCTTAACTTTTTTGTAATGACCCGACTCGAAACTAACGAGCATGGTTTGTTCTTCTTTCTGTGGCACTTGTGTGTCTGTTGCTTCACTCATGGTCTTGGATTCCCTTACTTTCGCCGGGTTCTTTGGCTAACATCGTTTCAATTTCGATTATTACACTTCTACGACCCTCTAAGTACATTACCTCAAAGGGGTCGATTCTGCCCAAATTATCACAAGGACGAGGAGCCTGATTGAACTTCGTCCGTCTCTTTAAGTATTCCAAGACCTTCTTGCCACGCTCAGAATTAAAGGTCTGCTTAAAGTCTATTACTAACTGTTGTGATTTTTCGTCTTCGGTCATGCTGCTCCCAAGTCCCTGTAATTAAGTATATCTACGCAACGCCGTTTATGAGCCTTACAGCCATCGTGCAAAACCGTCACGGTTCCATCCCACCAGGAATCACTGTGTATCTTAACGGCAATGGCGTTTCTTAATCGGTATCTCTTTTTTGTTTTTACTCTGTCACCTTCTATCATCTGTTACCATCTTGAAAAATAAGTATCAAAAAATTCTCTTGAAACTGTTATTTCTTCTACGGGATAATCGGTTAAAAACATTACCGAATTTCCGGTAATCTCAATAACTTCGACCTTTTGAACAGGGCGTCCATTTAACTTTAATATCTTTGAAGATTTATATAATTTTCCATTACTCATTACGCTGCTCCCATTTGCTCCGCTGCACTACCCGGCTCAGGAGCCTTGGTAGTCTGTCCGTAAGCTCCTGAAGCGACCTGAGCGGCTTCTAACGCCTCTCGCTTGGCTGCGGCGGCCTGACGCTGCTCTCGCTTTGCCTTGACCTCTTCCTCTGTGGCAATGTCGTCTTCGTTGACTCCGAAGACTCTGCCCATTCTACGATAGGCTTTGTCGTAATTTATATTATCCGAAACACCGGCAAACGCACCCGAAGGCGACTCTTCCAGTTCCTTACCCGTAGCAATCCACTGCTGAGAAGCCGTGACCTCTGAGTTCTGTTGGGCAAGACTTAACGGGCCAAGATATGTAATCTTTAACTTCCGGCCTTGTAATTCTGGCGGAGGAGGAGGAATAACGCCGTTGCGAATCAAAGTATAAGTGTCTCTCGTTAATTGTGGTGTAAATAACTCGGACTCCAACCGGCCTACGGGAGAACCTATCTTCCTGAAAGACTCCATTATCCTTTGACGAATCTCCAATTCGTTCCTTCTGTCGCCTGTCAAACCTGAAAGCGGCGCGAAGGCATCGTGGTAGAAGGCTTCTTTTATAATCATTCTCTCCCCGTCAAGAACATCCTTGACTATTGGGAAGTTGCCCTGCTGACCCTGGTGTGGTACGGCTGACGGAAACTCCATTACATCATTACGAGCGCCGGGAAAAACCTTGTAAACGCCGGTATAGCTATCAATAACGTCTATCGCCGGATTAGCCCACTTATTACCGACCATATTGAAGTCACGCTTGTTCATATTGACCATCTTGACCTGCGGGAGAATAAACGTCCCTATCCCCCTGCCGTGAGCCTCGCCGGTGGTCTTTGACCATCGCGGTACGTAATATGGAAATTCAGGATAACCACTCTCTTCAATATCGACTTTATCCTTAATATTGACGTATCGACTCTCCCACGCCCAATTCATGTCATCTTCTAAGCGGGGATTCCAGTTTCTTCTCGGCTTAGTCATGTGGATAAACCAGAAGGTGTCGTTTTCCTTCTTGGAATCTGCGGAAGTTCCTTCAAATATTTCAATTATCGACTTGCCAGCCCTCGAACCCCACTTCTCGTAAGCCTGTTTCGCGGTCTTCGGGAACTTGATGAACATCGTATCGACCTTACCTGAGAAGTCTTCAAGTATCTGGTAACGGGAAATGTCCCAATCTGTGAAATTAAGACCCTGTCGCCATTCGGAAAAGAGACAACCCGTTCCATGAACTACCAAAGAACGTAATGTCTCGCCCAATTGGAGAATGTAATTTGATGTGAATAACTCCTCATGCAATTTCGCCGTCGCTCTTGCCATGTATGACTTGACTACATCTAATTCGGCAACCTCGGC